GAAAGCATCCTCCTCGGCGTTGGCCAGGGCCTTGCCGAACTGCTCGATGATGTAGCTCTCCAGATTGAACGCGCTGTCGTAGAGCAGTTCCTCCGTCACCTTGATGGCGACGTGCAGTTTGTGGGCATCCAGCAGGATCTGGGCGAAGGTGGCGTCAGAGAACTGAAGCGCGCCGCCTTCCTCGATCCACGCCGCGGCGGGCTTGGTGGCCGCTATGTTGATCTTGTGCTCCCCGGAAGTGGTGATCACATGACCCAGGCGGCGCATGATGTTCTCCTCAGACAGCGTCTGGATCAGACGGCGGTCATATTCCTCAGGAACGAGGTAGCCGCCATCGGCGTCCACACCTTCCTGCAGAACATTGCTGACCTGACGGAAATTGGTGCGCAGAGCGGTCAGCATTCCCTTACGGTATTCGTCAGACGCGCGTCCGGTCTTGACCTCCGGCTGCTTGCCGGTGGTGGGCTTGGAAGTGAGGGGCGCGTTCACAGGCTTACTGAGTTCGGCATCCAGCGTCTCCTGGCGTTCCAGACGGGCGATTTCCTTGCCAAGATCGGCGATGTCCTGCTCCATACGTGTGTAGGCGGCGTCGTCCTCGGCGGTCAGGGTACCCTTCTCGGTACGATGGGAATCCAGAAATGCCTTGGCGGCATTCCATGCGGTATTGCGCTTCTCGCGCAGTTCCTGAATCGTCATAATCAAAAATCCTCCTTAATGTTTCATCAGATTGAGCCGCTCCATGAGATCATCCACGGAGCGTTCCGGTTGGGTGGGTTTCTTTTCGATGCGGCACTTCGCCGCCAGCTTATCCATCAGATGGTTGGTGACCGCCGCCCGGGAGAACAGCATCTGCCGGGCGGCATGGTCTTCTGCGGAAGCGTTTGCCGGCCTGGCCATGATCTCGTCGGCGAAGCCCAGATCGACCGCCGTGTGCGCGTCCATCCAGGTTTCCGCGTCCATCAGATGGGACAGCCTGGCGCGGCTCATGCCGGTCTTGATCTCATAGGCGTTGATGATGGATTCCTTTACCTCATCCAACATGGCGATGGCCTTCTGCATTTCCGCGGCATCGCCCATAGCCATAGTGGCGGGATTGTGGATCATCAGCATCGACACGGGAGACACCAGAACCCTGGTGCCGGCCATGGCGACGACAGAAGCGGCAGAGGCGGCGATGCCGTCAATCTTAACGGTCACGCTGCCTCTGTAGTCCATGAGCATATTGTAGATCTGGGCGGCGGCCACACAGTCCCCGCCGGGGCTGTTGATCCAGACCGTGATGTCGCCGCTCCCGGCATTCAGTTCCTCGCGGAACAGCTGGGGCGTGATATCATCGTCAAACCAGCTTTCCTCGGCGATGGTTCCGCTCAGCGTGAGAATCCGCTGTTCCGGTTCCGTCTCCGTTGGAGCCTGATTCGTCCAGTTCCAAAATTTCTTCACCTTCATTTCCCTCCTTCCCAGCGAAGATTCCCGCGTCCTGCAGCTTGGTCATGTTTCCGTTGATGAGATATAGGTCGCCGCCGAGCTCGGCAGGGATGCGGTCAAGGTTTTCCAGTTCCCGGATGTCGTTGGCGGACATCCAGCCGTTCTGTCTGGCGGTGGCGTAGCCGTTCATCCGGCTCTCATAGTCGCCGCGCAGCAGACCGTCCACATTAAACTTCACAAAATACGATTCTTTTTCGCGTTCCGTCAGCAGTGCCCGGTTGATGGCCTGCTCCCAGCGCACGATCCACGGCTCCAGCGTGTATTTCACGAATTCCAGCGACTGCTGCTCAATATTGGAAAAGCTCGACTTCTCCAGGTCGCCCACCATATGGGGCGGTACCCGGAAAATTCGAGCGATTTCGTCTATCTGAAATTTTCTGGTTTCCAGAAACTGCGCCTGTTCCGGAGAGATGGAGATGGGCGTGTATTTCATGCCTTCTTCCAGCACTGCCACCTTATTGGAATTTCCGCTGCCTGCAAAGGCCGCGTTCCAGCTGTCCCGGACACGGGCGGGATCCTTGACTGTCCCCGGATGCTCCAGAATACCGCCGGGAGTCGCGCCGTTGGCGAAAAACTTGGCTCCGTACTCCTCGCAGGCGATAGCCATACCGATGGCGTTTTTCGCCATAGCGATGGGACTGTAACCGACCAGACCGTCAAAGCCCAAACCAGGGATGTGCAGCACATCGGAGGGCTTCAGAATCACTGTGCCGTCTTTCATGGTCGGCGCATCGGAGTCCTGCACCTGGTACTGGTAGTAGAGGCGGCTCCTATCGTCCCGGTCGACAGTCATACGGTTTGGCATCAGCGGGTACAGCGCAACAGCTTCTCCTTTCCCGTTTCGGATGATCTGGGAGTAGGAGTTGCCCCACAGGAGCAGATGGGACATCGCCGTTTCCCGGAATACGAAGCTGGTCATTTCAGGATTTGGCTCATCATGGAGAATGCGGTACAGCGGATGCTTCAGCGCTTTCTCCTTACTGCCGCCCTCCTGATATTGATACAGATGCAGCGGAAGTCCGGCTATCGCCTCGGACAGAATGCGGACGCAGGCATAGACCGCCGTCATCTGCATATGATACGGACGCTGCGGATTACGCCGTCATGTTCATCGAGAGCCTGTGCCACACCAAGGGCACCTGGGCGAGGCAGCCCTTTGAGCTCATCGACTGGCAGGAGCAGATCGTCCGAGACATTTTCGGTGTTCTCAAGCCAAACGGCTATCGGCAGTTCAATACGGCATACATCGAGATTCCCAAGAAACAAGGTAAATCCGAGCTTGCTGCCGCGGTGGCTCTGCTGCTTACCTGTGGTGATGGCGAGGAACGAGCTGAAGTGTACGGATGTGCCGCCGACCGACAGCAAGCATCCATCGTTTTCAATGTAGCGGCGGATATGGTGCGGATGTGTCCGGCGCTCTCCAAGCGGGTCAAGATACTGGATTCCCAGAAGCGGCTCATTTATCAGCCAACGGGCAGTATCTACCAGGTGCTCTCCGCCGATGTGGGCAACAAACACGGCTTCAACACCCACGGCGTGGTGTTCGACGAGCTGCACACCCAGCCAAACCGCAAGCTCTTTGACGTCATGACCAAAGGCTCCGGTGACGCCCGTATGCAGCCGCTGTACTTTCTCATTACCACGGCCGGCAACGATACAAAGTCCATCTGCTATGAGATCCACCAGAAGGCCAAGGATGGATAACATTTTCATCCGTACCGACCCAGCCGGGAACATCAAGCCGGACAAGGAGAAATCCACAGAGAAAATCGACGGTGCCGTGGCGACAATTATGGCGCTTGACCGTGCCATCCGCTGCGGCAACGACAAGACTGAGTCTGTGTATGACAGTCGGGGGCTTATTTTCATCTGATTTGCATACTTGACTGCGTTTCTGATCAAAATGAAATAAGGCTCTCGGATTCGGTTTGCTATTTCAGGTTTGTTTGACAAATTGAAATAATAGTGCTATAATGCAGTCAGTATTTCACTTACAGGAGAGGAGCATAAGATAAATGGATAATCGCGCCGGTCATTTGAGAACAAACTTGTCCGGGGAGATGGCATATCAGTCATTCGTTCCTACCCCACTGCCGCCGATGCCTCCCATCGAAATGACAGATGATATGCTCGAACTTCTTATCAAGGCGAACTCGCAGCTTGCTGTTTTGGAAAGCGTAGCAACTCGCATCCCTAATGTCGACCTATTCGTATCCATGTATGTACGAAAAGAAGCACTTATGTCCTCGCAGATCGAGGGCACCCAGGCAACGCTTGAGGATGTCCTTGATCCGATGATTGAAGGCAATACAAACCGCAATGTCGCAGATGTTGTAAATTACATCAAAGCGACCGAATTTGCTATCAAGAGATTGAAAGAGCTTCCGCTTTGCAATCGCTTGATCAAGGAAACCCACGCTGTTCTTATGGAAGGTGTCAGGGGTCAGGAAAAGAATCCGGGAGAATTTCGATATTCTCAGAACTGGATTGGTGGCCAAGGCAGCACACTGCGGAACGCAGGATATATCCCTCCGTCTCCCGATGATATGACGGAAGCTATGTCCGACTTAGAAAAGTATATCAACGCCGATGACAAAATGGATGCTTTGATCCGTGCTGCGCTGATTCACTATCAGTTTGAAACTATTCACCCGTTTTTAGACGGCAACGGTCGTGTAGGACGCCTGCTTATCACCTTGTTTCTGATGGAGAAAAAGGTTCTCACCACGCCGGCATTGTATATTTCATACTTTTTGAAAAAGAACCGTGTGGAATACTATGACCGCATGACAGAAGTGCGAAACAAAGGAAACTATGAGCAATGGGTGAAATTTTTCCTGCAGGCACTTATGGAATCAGCGGAAGACGCAACATCCACCATAGATGAACTGACCGCCCTGCATGATAAAAATGCCGCCGTTATTGCCGAAATGGGACGAGCCGCAAAAAATGCGATGCTGGTATTTGATTACCTGGAAAAGAATCCGATTATCGAAATCGGCAAAACAGCTGAATCCTTGGGTATCACCTTCAATACCGCTTCCGGTGCAGTGAAGCGACTTACCGATGCAGGAATTGTGAAGCAGACCACAAGTGTCAACAGAAACAGAACTTTCGCTTACGAGGACTATCTTGCTATTCTGCGTAAAGGCACTTGATATATCTGCGATTGACTCGTGCTTTTGAGTTTATGGCGGTCGCATATTCTCAAACTCAGTATCACAAAAATCCAATTATAAGCATCTGTCTACGGACAGGTGCT